TGTTTGAAGCTGATCTATTAAAGAAGGCTCAGCAAGAGCCAAAGAATTTAGAAATTTTTATGTTGATAGAACACAACGCAAAAATTTTAGAAAAGCATCAAGAATTACTAGATGAGAATATTCACTCTCAAGTAATGATTAAAAATCTAGAAGAAGATTTAAACCAAGCTGAAGAAAAGATTGAATATCTACTTAACCTTACAAGGAAATTAAATGGAAATAGTAATTAGTCTCTTACTCTTTTTAGGAGATCCACCAATTTTGAAAGAACACTTATTAATGAAATCAGTAGGCGAGTGTTTAGAGAGAAAAAGAATAGCTCAAAGATCAACTAACAATGCTGAGTTTAGATGCAGCAAAGTTAAAGCAGTTGTTAAAGACGGTAAGATAATAAGTATTTCAAGTTTAGATTAATTAAATCAACACATCCTTTATGAGAAAACGAAAACCAAAAATGGTTATGCAATATAAATGTGACCATTGCGGATCTATGACTTCATCATTCGTTACAACACACAAATACCAACATTTCTGTCGTATTCAAACACCAGGTAAACCAGCAGATAAAGACTGCATGACTGATTATTTTGGTGCTAAAAATAACTAGCATTATCTTATAAAATCATTATATGTATTTATGAACGGTTTGATTTGGTGACAGCAAAAGTTCAGGCAGCACCAATTCAGCACCAAATGGTCTGGGGGGTGTAGCTCAGTTGGTTAGAGCGATCGCCTGTCACGCAAAATCCTTATCAATTCGTTCCTTTTATAAACCTAACTAAAAGGAAGGAACAACTACTTGTTATATTTTGCTAGTAAACATAGGAGTTTATTTGGAGTTGCAAATAGAATATTTCAGATTGTATATTTGATAAATATTTTCAGCACCAATCAGCACCAGTTTAGCACCAGATATTTCACGCATCCTATACTTCAGAGCGTTCGTGAAAAAATAATGCTTGGCAATCTATCTCCAGTAGTTATTAAATCTATATGACTAACTTAAGAGTTATAAAAAAAAGAAACCAATATGTAATCTTAGATTATAATAATGGTCGTAAGCAAGTTAAGCATGATGGAAAAACTCTATCATTCCAGTTCAAGAAAGAAGCTAAAGCCTACAGAGATAAACTCTCTGGAGCTGTAGAGCGTAAAGAAATCATACTATCTGGCAGACATAACTTTAAAGAGAAGTTTAAAGAATATGCAGCGTTTCGTTTAGAGATGGCACAACAGCCAGGATCAAGAGATACCGTTCATGGTGTGTCTGGATATAAATCTTACTATGATAAATTTATAGTTCCATTTTTTCCAGATGTTTATCTTGATCAAGTAGATGGACCAATGCTTGAACAATTTGTAAAAGCTTTAGTTGAAGCTAAAACTCCTCACAAAACAAACACTAGAATAATTCAACACATCCATACATTTTTAAGATGGTGTGAATTTCAAAAATTACATCATGAATTTGCTAGTGCTTTAGTATGGAGAATAGGTAAGTTTGGATCTAGTTATCTATTACCTGAAAATGATGATGAGTGGATTGAAAAAGAAACTCAAGTTATTACTCCTGAAGAAGCAGATCTAGTTTTATCTTATGTTGAAAAGCACAAAGATAGATCAAGAGATGATGCTATGGCTTATGGTATCTTTACTATGTTAGCTTGTTTCGGTTTGAGATCTTCAGAAATTAGAGGATTAAAAAAGACTAGCTTTAATTTTGATAATAGAACTGTCAGTATTAAAGGTGCTTATCATGCAAGAACTGGCTATGCTAATAGAACTAAGAACAGAGGTAGTAGAAGAATTTTAGATTTTTCACAATCTCAGGCAAAGCACATCAAATGGTTTTGTGATTATATGTTTAATCAAAGACCGCATAATAAATACTTCTTCGCTGGTGCAAGAGGAGATGGACCAATCTCTGAATATTACTCAAGAAGAATAATTTATAAAACGTATGAAGCAGTAGGTCTTGCAAAGTTAAATTGGTTTACTAAAGCAAACACATCTCAGTATGAAATCCTGGAGTGTAGATTTAAAGATGGACCAAGTAAAACTTGGAGACACTACAACGCTTTATTATTAGTTGAAGGTATGGAGACGCAAGGTCTATCAAAGAACTATGTCAAAAGTAGAATAGGTCATACAAGATGGACAACTACTTCAGATCGTTATGCTAATCACAATCAACAAGCTGGATTTGAATTAAGACAAGAGAGAGCTGCAAAAGCAGAAGCTGCTCTTGGATTAGATTTCTTTAAAAATTAATAAGTATCAAAGGTTATGGAGGCTGCAAGAACGCAGTCTCCGTAGCTGTGTGTGGTTTTAATTTTGGCGATATATGCCTAAATGCTCGTTTCCTTCTCTCAGGATCTCAATATCTTTTTTTAATGTAAAGATTTGTTTCTCTAATTTTTTATTCTCAACTCTCAAATCTCCATTATTTTTTAAGTGATGCTTCTCTAAAGTCTCAATTCTTTTTATTTTAGATACAGCTTTTTTTAATTTATCTTTCAATAATTTATTTTGATTTTCTAAGTATTCAATTTTTTCTGCATCATCAAACATTCCACTATTCGTCATAATCCTCCTGGAGCTGCTCTGTTGTACTCGGTGTTAATTTAGTAATTTCATTAGCTTTAGTGATTGCAACTATCTCAATATGAGTATCTCTTAACTCATCCTTACAAGCATCTTTAGCTTCATTTAATGTGTCCATCAAAGCTGGATAATTACTTTCATAAACTCCGTATATATAAAGATCATTAATAGCAGCTGTTACTCTTGCTAAACCTTTATGTCTTTTTTCTAATCTTAAAAGTTTTTGATCATTACTCATTTTTCAAAACCTCCTTCAATTTATATTTTACGTTTTCTATTTTAAGATCTGTAACTTCAGCTTCTGATGTTGTAGGTTCTTTACCTTCAATAGCTTTATTCTCATCTGGGTATTCTTCTTTAATAAGAAACTGAGCTTCTCCTTGAGTAGTTTTAATAATCTTAGTCATTACGGATTACTTCATCATGATGGATTACTATTTTTTCTCTACGATCAGCTTCTATTCTATTAGCTTTAAGTGCAGCTTCTGCATTTTCAGGAACATCAACAACCTTATCTCCAAGATCTCTGGTCCATCTAACAACTGGATCGAAGTCAGTCATTAAAATAGTTTTAATTTCAAGCGCTCCATCCATTACACCTTCTTTAACTTCAGGCTGAAACTTAACGATAGTCATCCAATGTGAAGCTCTATCTGGATTTGTCTGCTCTTGTATTTCTATCTCTACGAACTTAGGCTTTATGATTGACATTTTTATTCTCCTCGTATTCTTTTAACCAAACTTCTTTTTTTTGTTGTTCTTCAATCTCTGCTTCATGTTGCAGCCAATCCATCTTGCCAGTAAAGCCTTTGTGGTATGGTATGAAGTTAGGATCTATTATTACATCGGTTTTAATATCAAATAGTTTTGCCAACTTTTGAAGTTTCAAGCTTGATAATCCATTCATACCTTTTTCGTATTTTTGGATTTGTTGAAACGTGCAATCTAAATCTCTAGCAACTCTACTCTGTGTAAAGCTTCTAAGTTTTCTTAAGTATTTTATATTCGTGCCGACTGTTCTATTGAAGGCAAGTTCTTCAGGTGTTCTTTGTCTGTTAGACATTTTATCTCCTCTATGGTTGATTTAAAGTAAGTTTCCGTTTGTTCTTTCCATCCAGAAAAATCATAAATTGTAGATCTTTCTGCTGTAGTAAAGAACGCCATCGGTGGCATTTGTCGAAACACATCATCAGCTTTAATAAAAAATGCTGGAAGGTTATCTTCAAATTTTAAGTACCAGTTAGTCTGGTTAATTCTGTGTGTTGGCTCATCTGAACTGAACGCTTGGTAGTGAACATAAGTTGCGTAAGCTTTATCTCCTTCTTTTCTACTCATGATAAATATTCCTCCAATGGATCTACCATTTGGTTTCTTTTAATTTGCTCTGCTAATTTACAGATTATTCTTTGACTAACTTCAGGTGTAAAATTCATTACATCTCCGAACAAAGCCAACATATCTAAAGATCTGCCATCAATAGCTGGAAGCTTATCCCAGTCATTTTTTCTAAACATCCATTCGATATTTTCTTGATACATATTTTTTTCAGTTTCCATTTCCATTGCTAACTTTGCAGCTTCAGACATTTGATTTGCTGGTGTATTAGGAAATTTAATTATTTTATCTTTTCCGTAAGTCATTGTGCATCCTCGTATTTGCATCTTCACTATCTTGTTGCATTAACTCCGCCTGGTGCAGATAGTTTTGTGCATCATCGTAAGTGTCTTGTTTAAAGCCACCTTGAGTTCTAATAAGCTTTGCGATTACATACATATTAGCAACAACATGACCTGGAATATCTTTATTCAATCCAAGTAGAGAGGACCAAGCTCTGCCGATATTTTTCATATTGGCATCGAATGATCCATACTCTAAATGTTTAGCTTGACGGATCTGTTTAAGCTTTTCGTTTAACATTTTTATCTTTACTCTCTGTGTGAGCAGAGTAGGCAGCGTTAATGAAATACGAAGCAGTCTTTGCAAGACTTTGAGGCATCTCAAACTGTTCGTCTGATAATGTTCTCAGCTTCTTATAAGTGTCCATGCTCAAGGCTATAGATTTATATTTATCCGTGTCCATGATTACTCCAGGTTCGCTGGATCGAATGAAGTATCGGCTTGATTAAGTTCAAGCTCTTCTACTCTGTGCATCCAGTAATAAGTTGAACCTTTAGGAAGTTTTCCAGAACCAGTTGCTTCAGCTTTGTAAGCACCAACTCTATATTTTTTTCCATCAGGTAAAGTTATTGTTCCTTTAAGATCATAACTTTTCGGATTTTCTTTATTCACATTAGGAAATACTACGCCTAATGATTTTCGTTCTTTAGTTTGGTCATCCATTATTGAATAACTCCTTTAGTCTCTAGGTTTGATTTGATCTTGTTAAACTTCTCCAGGAACTGCTCATAAGCATAAGCATCTTCTTGCTTAACTTTTTGCATAAGTCCTTTATTAGTTGTAATCCAAGATTGGTATGCACCGAGATGAGAGACCTTATCAAGCTCAGTAAGTGCTGCTGTAAGCTTCTGGTCCGATTGAACTATTGCACCAGATACTTCTTCAGCAGAAGCTATCTTGTCATTGGTTAAGCCAAGCATTGCTAAAGCTCTTCCAACAGCAGATGTTTCAGCGTTTTCTAACGCAGAAGTTTGATTGATACGACTAGCAGCTCTTAACTCTTCTGCTAATCCAGTAGATACAAGCTTTCCATCAATGAATACTTCAGATCTAACAATAACTTTTTTATCGTCTTGATGAATTATGCTTGATGAAATCGTTGCTGCTGTACCTAGATTTCTTCTTAATATTCCAACACGTAATGCAACAGTTGCATAATCGTTATTGTGAATTTTTATAGTCGAACCATTTAAACTCTTTTTAAAGTCTGTAATAGTTGAGACTAATTTATCAGCTGACATATATAATAACCTCCTATGATTAAGTGTGTGTAGTTGATGAGTTGTGGAGACATTAGATGTTACTCCAAATCTTTTTTGCTCTAGCTAAATGTTTAGATCCAATGTTCCAATAGAATTGATGATCAAAACCAGGCTCAACATCTTTAGCTATTTCAGCTAAGATCATGTCTGGTTCTTCAAGATCTATGTATCTAGCAAGTAATCTTTCTTTTCTGATACAATTTTTAACTAACTGTTCGTAATAATTATTTAAGTTTTGTATTTCTAAATCTGCACAATTCTTTTCAGTAAAGACCATGTGATCATCTGCAGTTAGATAAATAAGATAAGGATTAATCCGATTTAATTTTCTTAGGCTGAAACAATAAAAAGCCAACTGCTGCAAATGATTTAACAATGGAGTGGATGGTAGTTTAGCCGAAGCAAAAGACCTAGTACCATCCTTCTTTACTTTACCTGGTCGTTGCCAACTGGTTTTCAATTCACAGACCGAAAGGAACGGAGCATCGCTAGATATGGATTGCGATGACGCTGCATCAGATCGCTCTGATACATTAAAATCTGTGAAGTGTACGTCAGTACGTCCAACTATAGGTAAAGAAAGTCTGTGATCGATATGATTGATGCTATCTTCGGCAACAATCTTTTCTGATTTAAGAATATTTAATTTTTCAAAAGCTAAATATCCTTGTCGAATAGTTTGAGGTATTGTTTCCTGGAAGTGTTCCTTTTTCTCTCTGTCTTTATCATTGACTGGAACATACTCCATAAATTTTTCCATTGCTTTTGCAATAGCTTCTTCTTTAGAAATTTTTGTATTTTTATGTGGTGCAAGTTTTCTTTGATTAGGATTGAAGCTCCAGATGTCAGTTGAGTAATGCCATTGAATTGCATCATTGACTGCAACACCAGCTGCCATATTAGCATTGCCTTCAAATTCTCTTCTTTGTTCTTGAGTAGAGAATAAATATCTGAATGCGTAGATACCTTCAGGCATTGAGCTTGAAGTGGGAGAGTGATGGTTAATTTTTAGAAGTTCGTTTAATTTTTGAAAACCGTCTTGTTGTAAAGTTTCTAACGGATCAATTATTTTGTTTGTTTTTAAAATCATGGAGCTTTGATACTCCTCTAAAAACTTTTATTCCTTCGGCTGATGTTGAGATTTGTTATTTTGTTTTGTTCGGCTTCTTTTGATACTTTAGGATATTTGGTTCGCCTTTGTCGTTTTTGTCGTTTTGTAACTCTGGAACATTGAATTTTACGGTATCTTTTATCAACCAGGCTTCAATCCATTCTCTTCTGTATAAATAAATATTTGTATCTTTTGGATTAATCCATAATGGACCAACTAAAACGCCAGTATCTAAGCTGCATTCTCTCATATAAGCTAAGGCTCTAGTTTTAATTCCATACTCCATATAAATATCTGCTGGTTTTAATAAAATAGTTTTGCTCATTAAATTTTACTATCCGCCTTGTTATCTAAGTGTTCAGTTGTTTCTATAAGCTGTTCAAATCTTTTATCTAATGCTTTTATTTCTTCTGGTGTAAAATCCGCTTTAATTAAATTACTATCTTTGATTGGTTTTATTTTTTTTTCAAATTTTACATTTCCATAAGCTGCTATACCTATTGTATCTTGCATATTACTACTAACTTCAATTAATGTTTTAATCTGTTCTCTTTTAGACATCGCAACATAATCATCAGTATCGTAATCAGTTTTTAAATAATCTTCTAATTTTTGTTTTAGATAAGACATCTTTTGTATTTCTTTAAAATTTTTATAATTAAGATCTTCTTCAATTCTACTATCTGTATAAATTTCTTTATATTTTTTCTGAACATCAGTTCTAGTTTTTGAATAAAGATTAGCTGGATTAATAAAAGAAACTATTGGCGCAACAAAAAATGGATCTATGTTTTGAATAATAATTTTATCTCCTTCAACTTGATTTATTACATCTTCAAAAGAATTAAAATCTTCATCAGGAACTATACCTTCAGCTTGTATTGTTTCAGGATCTATTGTGTGTAGATCTATAGTTTTGCCATTACGATTTGTTTTGTAAACTCCAATAAAATATCGTGCTCTTGGACTACCATCAGATCTATCTTTTAAATGTGTTCCAACAACAACTATATTATCTTCTAATTTTTTAACATCATCAGAACTATAATAAAAACCAACCAAGTTATGTAAGTGAGAATTTGGACTATCAATTCTTATAGCTTTAACATCTGCTCTATAAATTTCTCTTGGACATTTAATCATTCCTAAATCTCTTGAGATAATTTCATGATGATCAACCATTACTCTTTTTTGTAATGAACTTTGTAAAGTATCAGTAGATCCCCAGATACTAACATATAAATCATTAAATAAAATTTCTACTGGATCGCAACCTAAAGCTTTTGCATATTTAATTGCAACGTCTCTTGATATATCAAAGTCATCTTTTAAATGTCTAAATATTGTTGCTTCATTTACATCAGCAAGGTTTGCTAAGTCTTTTGCTGACATTCCACTTTCTAAAAGTTTTTGATTTAATAGTGCAGCTGGTTTTTGAATGTCATAAATT